CAGCTGGGCACTTCGCCCTACGACGCCCTCATCCTCCCCAACCCCCGCTTCATCGACGGGAAATGGTGGGTCTATATCGAGCCCCGGCGCCTTCCCGGCGAGACCGAGGAGCTCTCACCGATCGAGACCTGCGAAAACATCCACGACCTCTCTCCGATAGACAACTATTCGGAGAATGGAACCCGGAGACGCCGCACATGACCGCCAAAGGCCCTCGACGCCTCGAGATCGAACGCCGTCTCGCCCTCTTCCATGCCAACCGCCCCGTTAAGATCGCCCGCGACCTAGGCGTCTCCGTCCAATGGGTCAATGACATTTCACAAATGATGCAGGAGTCCTCCCGTGCCAACCCCGCCCCTCGAAGAGCCCCACAAGAAGGTGACCCTCAACATCTGGGCAAAGGACTATGAATACCTAAAGGCCAACTACGAACGCTGGTCCGAGAAGGTCCGCGACATCGTGCATGAATTCGTCCGCGGCAGGAGGATTAAGGATGACTGACGACATCGAGAAGGACCCCCGCTTCCCTGGTACAGGTAATTACCTCGACTGGCTAATGAGCCTCGACCCCCTAGACCTGTCCGCCAGGAACATCGACGAAGTCATCACCTACCACCGGCGCAACCGCTCCCTCGTCGATGCAGGCGTCAAGCCGAAGAAGAACGAAGGGCCAAAGGTTGACCTCGCGAAGATCGGCCTCGCCTCGCCCCCGCAGGTGGTAAAGAGGAGGACGATACCTTGACCGAAGAGGCACAGTCGCCGTTCTTGTCAGGGACCAAAATCCAGTACGCTTGGGACAGCACCTCCCTCGGCCACCTCAAAGTCTGTCCCCGGCTCTACCAATACATCATGATCGAGGGCTGGTCCTCGAACGAGGAGTCCGTCCATCTCCGCTTTGGTCAGGAGTATCACCATGCGCTTCAGGACTACGACATATCACGAGCATCTGGCATCAAACACAACGATGCAGTACATGATACAGTTAGGGAGCTACTCATTCGCACTAAAGATTTCGACCCCGACCACAAGGTCAAGACGCGTAATTCGCTCGTCCGTACTGTCATTTGGTACTTGGATCAGTTTAAGAACGAGCAAACCCATACCCACATCCTCGCCGACGGGAAGCCAGCGGTAGAGTTGAGCTTCCGGTTTGAGTTGGATTGGGGGCCCGCGAGTACCAAGGTGGAGGGGTGGTCGCAAATTGATGACACTCCAATAGTCAAGGGATACTCACAGCCCTACATCCTCTCCGGCCACCTCGATCGCGTCGTCTCCTTCAACGACGATCTCTTCGTCATGGACCGCAAGACTACATCCTCAGCCCCTGGTAACTGGTTCTATTCTCAGTTTACTCCAGATAATCAGATGTCTCTTTATACTTTCGCTGGACAAATTATCATGGGGACCCCCGTCAAGGGCGTCATCATCGACGCGGCGCAAATCCTCGAAGACGAGTCCCGCTTCGGCCGGGGCTTCACCTATCGCACCCCGGCGCAGACGCAGGAATGGGTCAAGGACCTCCGCTATTGGCTCGCCCTTGCAGAGCAATACGCAATCAACAACTACTGGCCGATGAATGATAAATCCTGCGGGCACTATCGCTCGGAGAAGGATGACCGGATCGGGTGCCCCTTCCGGGAAATCTGTGGAAAGGACCCCTCGGTGCGAGAGACCTTCCTCAAGACCCAGTTCACCAAGCTAGAGGAGAAGGACCGTTGGAACCCGCTGAAGCCCCGTTAAGATACAAGCTCATCTTAGGTAAGTTCCGCGTCACCCGCATCATCGAACAAGGCGCGCTCCTAGAGTTCCACATCCAACTCCCTGGCCTAGGGACCCTCATGTGCACCGGGCCGAAGGCGGATGTCAAGGAAGGGGACCTGCTCACCCTCTACACGGAGATACTGGCAAATGCCAAGTCTAGCTGACCATCAATCCAATGAGTTCACGAAGCTCTGCTGCATGGGCAACCCCGGCACCGGGAAGACCGGCGGCCTTACCTCCCTCGTCAAGGCAGGGTACTCCCTCCGCATCCTCGATCTCGACAATGGGCTTGACTCGCTCAAGAACTACGTTCTCAAAGAGTGCCCCGACAAAATCTCCAATATCGAATACCGCACCCTCCGTGACAAGCGCAAATCCTCCGCCATCGGCCCTCAGATTATCGGCGCCCCGAAGGCCTTTATCGACACCCTCAAAATGCTCGACCGCTGGAAGTACGACGACATCGACCTCGGGCCTCCAGCGGAGTGGGGCCCCGACTGCATCCTCGTCATCGACACCCTCACCTTCCTCTCCGACGCGGCGTGGTCGTTCTACGACTCCATCAACGCGAACCCGGATAAGCGCTCGACCTTCTTCGAAGCACAGAAGGGCATCCTCGCAGTTCTCGCCCAGCTAAACTCCGATCACTTCGAGACAAACGTCATCTTAAACTCCCACATCGTCTTCGTCGATACCGACGATGGCAAGACGAAAGGCTTCCCTTCCACCGTAGGCAAAGCCATTGCTAGCAAGGTCAACGCCTATTTCAACACCGTCGCCCTTTTCGAAACCAACGCAGGAGGAAAACGCCGGATCAAAACCGTCCCCACTCGAACCATCGACCTCAAAAACCCCAAGCCCTTCGACATGGCAGAGGAGTACCCCATCGAAACAGGCCTAGCCGATATCTTCGCGGTTCTCCGCGCACAACCAGCCAAAGTCACCCCACTCAAACGCAAGGCATAGCACATGGCAAAAACCGCCACAGCACAACGCACCTCCGCAACATCCTTCTCAGACATCCTCAACACCAAAGCCTCCGATGTCGAACGCCCTGCCGCGATGCCAGTCGGCGATTACGTCGTCGTCGTCACCGGCCAGCCAAGGCAGGATAAGTCCGCGAAGAAGCAAACCCCCTTCGTGGAGTTCACCTACAAGGTCCTCGAAGCAATGGACTCCGTCGACTCCGACCAACTCGACGAGTGGCTGACGAATAAGAAAGGTGAGAAGAAGAAGCTGACCGAGATCACGATCAAGGACACTTACTATCTCACCGAAAACTCCCTCTGGCGTCTCACAGATATGCTCAAGGCGTGTGGGCTCGATACCGAGTCCGACACTTCCCTAGGCCAGTTGATCGAAGAGGCCCCTGGCTCGCAGCTGATCGTCACCATGCGGCATGAGTCGTTCCAAGACGGAACGGGCGTGAGCGCGAAGGTGGGTAGCGTAGCCGCGGTGGAGGAGTAACCATGCCCGAGCAAACCTTCGGCGAAAAGGCTGTCGGCCTTTCGTTCAACCCCTCTGGGATGAGCGATGTCGATAAGCTTAAGAAACTCTACGCCAACGTGATCGACCACCTCGACGACTTCCGCAAGGGATACATCGAGCGCGGTGACAACCCCGAAATGGTTCGGCTCTGCTCGATCGCTATCACAGAAGCGCAGACCGCGCAGATGTGGGCGGTCAAAGCCGTAACCTGGAGGGGCTAAGTAATGAAGTGCCCCCAGGACCAAGTCTTATGGCAAAGCCCTGGGGGCAACTATTGTTGGTTCTCCAAAGACTTCGAACCGGGTTTACATAGCAAAGAGTCAGGATGGATTAAGATGGCTGAGCCCCGCGACCCACTCCTCGTCGAACGTGAGAAGACGCATGGATCGTTTGAATATAACGCCCAAGTTTGGAGCGCAATGTGTGCAGCGATACCAAGTGGTTTCGCTCAGCATAATCCAAGAATGCGATTAGCGGTTAACATGATGCTACTAAAAATTTCTCGTTTAGTGTCAGGTCCCAGTACGGCTTACAAAGATCATCTAGAAGACATCGCCGGGTACGCGAAGCTTGGGAGTGAGGCGTGTGACTGACATTGCCATAGTGGGAGAGGCCTGGGGAGAGGCAGAGGAGAAAGCCCAGACCCCGTTTATAGGATATTCGGGCCAGGAGCTCACCCGCATGCTCGAAGACGCAGGCATCCACCGCGCCGATTGCTTCCTCACCAACGTCTTCAACCTCCATCCCCCCGGCAACCAAGTGGAGTTCTTCTGTGGAACAAAAGCCGAAGGCATCGACGGGTACCCAGCCCTCACCAAATCTAAGTACGTCCGAACCGAATTTATTCCAGAGATACAGAGACTTGGAGAGGAGCTTGCATCAGTTAACCCAAATATCATCATTGCGTTGGGAAACACAGCTATGTGGGCCCTGCTGGGAAGGACTGCTATCAGTAAGTATCGTGGAACTACGGACATTTCTACACACACGGCTACAGGGTTCAAAGTGTTGTGTACATATCACCCCGCCGCCGTCTGTCGACAATGGGAACTCCGACCCACGACTGTGATGGACCTGATAAAGGCCGCTCGCGAGTCCGCCTTCCCCGAAATCCGCCGCCCCGCCGTCTCGGTCCATATCCCAGAAACCATCTCCGACCTAGAGGACTTCTATGCCCTACACATCCGAGGATGCCAATCGCTGGCTGTGGACATTGAAACAGCTGGAGTCCAGATCACCTGCATTGGGTTCGCACCTACGGCAGGAGATGCTCTCGTTATTCCAATCTTTGACCGACGAAGAAAGAACCGAAGCTATTGGCCTGATGCAGTCAGTGAAGGACAAGCTTGGGGCTTTATACGTAAGCTACTCATGGATCGAGCAATTCCTAAAATCTTCCAAAACGGAATGTACGACATCGCCTTCCTCTGGCGGTCCTACGGCCTGAAGGTGATGAATGCGGAGCATGATACCATGCTCCTCCACCACGCGCTCCAGCCGGAGTCGCTCAAAGGCCTCGGCTACCTCGGCTCGATCTACACCGACCACGGCGCGTGGAAGCAGATGCGGGAGAAGGTCACTACCATAAAACGTGACGAATAGGTGAAAATATGCACAGAGAAGATAATCGACTAGACCCAACTTGTATCTCCTGGTATCTACGCGATCCAGGAGATGGGCAACTAATCTGGGAAAGAGATAGAGGCCAGCGTGGTAGAAAAGGACGATTAGCTGGATACGATCATATAGTTCGATTTGAGCATAGGTGGACAATACAGTTGGAGGGGCGTAAGTACCTACGAAGCCATTTGGTATTTGCGTTGCATAAATGCCGTTGGCCACAAGATGATTTAGTTATAGATCATGTCGACAAGAATACTGCCAATGACTCATACCATAATCTACAAGAGGTTACACAAGCAATCAATATGGAGACGAGGTACTATCCCAATGGCCATGCACGTGCATAAGGACGAATGATATGGGCCGATCAATTTCCGAAAAATTTTTCCCATGAAAGTCATCAAGACCGACGCCTCTGGCCCCGACGACATCTCCCCCGCCGAGCGCGAATGGGTCTACAACGGTCTCGACTGCGTCATAACCCGCGAGGTTCTCGATGTCCTCCTTCCTCAACTCGATAATCAAACGTCGGGGACCTATTCCTTCTCCCGCGATCTCCAAGCCCCCATCCTCGAAATGCGTTGTCGCGGGGTCCTCATCGACCAAGCCCGCCGGGCCGAAGTCATCGACGAATACTTCACCAAGCTCGACCAACTCGAAGAGCAGCTTAATCGCATCGTTGGCCACGGCCTTGGACTCTGGCAGTTTAACTGGCGATCGAATAAGGATTTGCATCTCCTTTTCTACGATCACCTTGGTCTTCCACCCATCCGACGAGGTGGAAGACCTACAGTCAATCGCGAGGCTCTTGAGAAATTGGAGAGCTATTTCTCTGCAAGATTGATCGTCGCGCATATGCTGGTCATGCGCGATATGCAGAAGAAGATCAGCATGCTCAAGACGGAGATCGACCCCGATGGAAGAATGCGAACGAGCTATAATATCGCAGGCACTACAACAGGTCGCCTCAGCTCTAGCTTTAGCGAGTTCGGAACAGGAACGAACCTCCAAAATATTGAAGAAAGCCTGCGATCAGTGTTTGTCAGTGATCCAGGATATAAGCTCGCCTACCTCGACGCCGAGCAGGGGGAGTCCCGCGTCGTCGGGGCCATCGAACACAACCTCTTTGGGGACGATAGATATCTGGATGCCTGCGAAGGGGGTGACCTCCACACAACTGTCGCAAGGCTTGTTTGGCCACACTTGGATTGGCCGGGTACCAATCACGGGGATCGTGAACTTGCAGAACGGGTGTATTATCGACATTATGATCGACGTTTTATGTGCAAGAAAATTGGCCACGGCTCTAACTACGGAGGCAAACCAAGGACCCTTGCCAATCAAGCTAGAATTGACATTGGACTCATCGAGGATTTCCAGCCTAAGTATTTTCGAGCGTTCCCGGCCCACCTCCGCTGGCACGCCTGGGTAGACCGCACCCTCCGCGAGGACGGGTACCTCACCACCTTAACCGGCCGCAAGCGCTGGTTCTTCGGGAGACGAAACGATGACTCGACTCTTCGTGAGGCTATTGCCTACGACCCTCAAGGAAGCCTTGCTGATATCCTTAATCGAGGAATGTTGCAGGTCTGGAGATACGGTATATGCGTTCTACTTATGCAAATACATGACGCAGTTCTTATCCAATATCCAGAGTCCCAGGAGGATGAAATTATTCCAAGAGTGCTTGAAGCACTTTCTGTCCCGATCATGTTGGATAATGGACGGCAATTCATAATCCCCTACGGCGTCCAGACCGGTTGGAACTGGGGCAAGTGGGACGAGGAAAACAATCCAGATGGCCTTAAGAGCTACAAGGGTAATGACCAACGGAAGCGCACGCCGCCGGTGCCAATCCTGGATCGCAGCCTTCGTAAAGTACACCGATAACCTCGGGAGCTCGGAGCTCTTTCGCAAATGGACAGCAATCACAACCCTGGCAGGGGTACTGGAGCAGAAGGTATGGCTCACCACGACGGATCAAATCTTCCCGAATTTATATACCATTCTGGTCGCACCACCAGGGATTGGAAAGACTCGCACTATCATGTCTGCTCGGAAATTTTTGGGGGAGTTGCCCGACTTCTGTATCGCTCCTACCTCGATGACGATGGCATCCCTTGTGGATTTCTTATCGAGGTCATCGAAGAAACACGTACTCCCAAAGGGGAAAGGCATCCTCGACTACCACACCGCGATGATGATCATGGACGAGTGGAGCGCGTTCATGTCGGAATATTCGCACGATATTATCGGCGGCTTAACGACGTTCTACGACGTTACAGTACCGTACCGGGAGACGAGGATCACGAAGTCTCGTGACACCACGATCGAGCGGCCGCAGTTGAACATGCTCGCTGGTTCCACACCCTCTAACCTAATGAAATTCATGCCCGAATTCGCCTGGGACCAGGGCTTCACCTCCCGGATCATCCTAATCTACTCCGACGAACAAAGGCTCACCGATGACTTCGCTGAGGTTATCCGCACTCCTGATCCTGATCTCGTCCATGACCTTAACTCTATCTACGGCTGCATCGGGGAGTTCGCCACCACAAGGGAATGGGAAGAACTCGTTATGGAATGGCGCCGGGGTGGCGAAGGGACCAAGCCTTCCCACCCGAAGCTGGTGCATTACAATAGCCGACGCAAGGTGCACCTTTACAAGCTATCAATGATCGCGGCGATTGACAAGGGCGATGAACTTGTCCTAACCCCGGATTGCTTCACCACCGCGCTTCGTTGGCTCGAAGAGGCGGAGATCAACATGCCCCTCCTCTTCTCCGCGGGCTCGACCACCCTCGACGGGCGGGCTATGGAGGAGATCGTGGATTTCATCCGCCGGGCGGGGAAACCTGTTCCGCAGTATCGCGTGATCCACTTCGCCTGCGGGCTGGTCCCCAACCACTCCGTGATCCGGGTTCTCCAACTCATGGAGCTCTCGGGCCAGATCGAAGAGGCTGGGGAGGCCAACGGCCAGAAGCTCTACGTCGTTAGCGACTGATCGACGGGACCTCAGGCTCTACCTGCTTCTCCCGTTCCATCATCTCACACCCGCGCATACCTTGGCAGTCAGGGGCGACCGTCCCCGGCGCGTCAATGAAAGGGGGAGCCGCGCCCGCCTTGTAGGATGAAGCCGAAGTCATTCCATCCTAACAGGAACAGCAGCACGAACACAATAAACATACTGCCGAACAACCCATAGGCCCAACCTGCTCCGTTGCGCCACCAGACGCCACTGAAGAGTATCACTAGGATGAAGATCATCCAGAATAGAAGACCGATAGGCATGTTATATCCTTCCAAGTAGGAGTAAGATCACGAGGATGATTACGACGAACCCCAAACCACCCCCGAGGTAAGGGCCGCCGCCGTAGAACGGCCCGCCTCCTATTCCACTGAAGCCACCGAGTAAGATGATGACTAAGATGATTACTAAGATTGTTCCAAGGCTCATTACACGTCTCCTCTAGCTCGTTCTTCTGTAATCCCCTCAGCCTTCATCTCCTTACCATGGGCCAGCAATAGCTGATCCATTCGACTATTGATTGCAATATGCACTTCGTTAAGATGTCTCGCGTTGACAATCCCTATCACCACCGCACCGACTGCTGTCACTAACGTCGCGATTGAAATGATCAGTGCGGTTGCAGCTTCCATTTTATCCTCTGAAAGGTGAGGGGCATTAGCGCCCCTCAGTTGCCCTGGCTTGGCGTCAACTCCGGCCAGGGAGGGAGGTTCAATACTTGAAGCTGACCCCAACCTTGAGCCGCTGGCCCAGCTTGGGGCACATCCCCGCGCCGATGCACATCGAGTTGCTCTGGAGTTCGTACCCAGCGTAGGTGTCTGCGACGATAGGCGTCCCGTTCGCGAGCTTGATTGGGATCAAGAGCCCGGTCCCAACCTCAGGCGACACCAACCAATCCCGCCCTGAGGCAAGGCCGAACTGGCTGGAGATGTCGTCCTCGTTGATCGCCCCGTAGAGGTAGTTCACCGGCGTCCCAACAGTCGCGCCTGGGGGCAGGACTGGAAGGGTCGGTGTGGTCGGCGCCGCCGGGAAGCCAAGGCTTGGGAACAGTTGGAGCAAAGGCGTCTGCACGCCAAGGCGCTGTTCCAAATGCGCCGGGCCCGAGAGCGAGAACCCGGCGTTCCCTGCGTTGAGGTTTTGGAAATCCGCAAGGGCCTCAACGAAGATCGGGATGCTCGCCATGGGGCAAGCGTACCCGACCAGTCCACCGATATCCCCACCGACGACAACCGTCCCAGCGGGGGCATTGGGCACGTTCCCCGCCCCGCCTTCGGCATTGATACCGTAGTAAAGCCCGCACTTCGTGGTGGGGTACGGCCCACCGTAGATCGGTGCCTTGGTAGGCAAGTCCGCTGCCAGCGAGGTGCTAGCCGATAGCCCCGCCGCCAGTATTCCCAATACTAGCTTTCTCATTTGTAGTCCCCTGTTGTAGTGTCTTCGCCACTAACTCCGCTGTGGCGATAGCGGCCTTAACCTCAGGGTCCGCTTCGATCTCCCCGACAAGAGCGATCGTGGTTGGGACCCTGGGGTCGTTCATGTATTTCTTGACGAGCTCGATCGCGGCTTCGATCTGAGGGATCAGTGGCGCGAGCTTGAAGAGGTCGAAGTAATTCATCCTGATATGACCTTGCTGCTGGAGGTTGCATTGGCAACAGCCTCAGTGGTGATGACACCTTTGACCTCAGGGTTATGCGCCACGAGGCTGTCGAGTTTCTGCGGGAGCGGGACCTGCTGGACATTGGCGATGCGACCTGCGTTGGTCATGTTCGCACCAGCGATGTAGGTCATAATCCCGTTCCCCTGTGTTGCAATGATAAGACACCACTTCACAAGAGGAGCGATGACCCATTCAGGAAGTGCACCAGAGAAGAAGGTTGTACCAGCAGTTGCTATATTACCACAGATGTAGAAGGTGAGTCCAAGCCAGAAAGCTACCTTTGGATCGATGTTAAACATTTGGGTACCCCTGTGTGAATATCTTCGCCTCGCGTTGCCTACGTCCTAGCAGGATGGGCACCATAGCCCCGTGGATGTGCGCATACCGCCAAGCACAAAACGCAGCGGTGATCTCATCAGCGTTTGTCACGCCCTTGTTAATCAACACCAGGAGCCCGGACCGATCCAGGGCCCCTGTGTTGAAGTCAAAGCTAACCAATGCATCGAACTGGTTCTGGTTCACCTGCACCGTAAGGTGGTGGTTAATGTCCGCCTCCACGCTTGCCAGATCGCTCGCCAAGATCGCGTCGGCCTGGTCAGCAGTGATCGACATTCCTGGGTATACTCTAGGAAGTCCCGCTGCTGTAGTATGTCCAAAGCCAATCGTCCACGTTCCTGTTCCGTCATTATAGGCCTTGAGCTTTGCAACACCACTCTCCTCCTCCATCTCGATGAACTTCCGGCCAGCGGCCGAGGTTTTCATTGGGGTTGGGATCATCTCCTAGGCTCCTGTTGTGTGCCGGTGCGAACGCCCTTCCAGAGGTCACCAAAGCCCTTGGGGTGCTCCTTCCCGGCAAGGACGTTGATGAGATACTCCCCGAGCTTGTCAGTGGACTGGGTCGTGAGCCCGGTGCTGAGGGAGAGAACATCTGCCGCGGTCCGGAAGGTCTTGCCGGGGTTGGTGCGGTAATCGTAGCTCTTGGTGCTGAGGGATTTCTTCACGTCCTGAGCGAGGGTGCCATAGAGGCCGATGGAAGGATCGTGCCCGTCGATCAGGTAGTTGGAGACGTCCCGTACCAAGGGGACCTGGGCCGGGTACCCACGGAGAAGCATCTTGGCCAAGTGGGCGCCTTCGCTCTCATCGCTCTTCTTCGGCTGGCCTGAGATCAGGTGTTCGATCAACCCAACCGCAAGGCCGAAGACCGCGACCCCACCCATGATAGGGAGGATATGCTGAGGTCCCGCCTCGAACTTTTCCTCAAGGAACCCAGGCATCTCCGGAAGCTCGCGCCCTTGCGTCGCCAGCTTTGCCTTCCAAGCGAGTTCGTAGTTCCGTTGAAGGGCGTTGCTAAGGAAGGTGTAGAAGGGCATGATAAGGCGGACGAATGGGGACTGATGCCGCTGCACGGCGGAGCGGTTGGTTAAGATCGAGGACCCATGCGTCCTACGCACCGCGGTATCAGCCGCATACACAAGGTCACCATGCGTCATATCCGGATCGGCCTTGTTCAGCCGCCGATACTCCGCATCCCACATTGACACCGCTGAGAGCAAGTCCCCCGCCCCCACCGGCGCATGGCCCCACCAATTAACCGCATCGCGGAAGGACTCCAGCTTCACCCGCGTGGCATCGAACGCCCGGTTCTTCTGGGTTCGAAAGAGTTCCTTGTTCTGGGCGACGATGGTGTCCTGGACATTGTGCAGCCGGTTGCGGATTTCCTCACTATTATCCATCGCGAACTTCCACCGCTCTCGCGAGCCAGGGAGTTCGTGGATCATATGAAGCATCGACGAGGCCCAGTTGCCAAGGCCGACTTCCCAAGAGGAGAATATCCCGGCGGTAAGCCCATGCTTCGCCACCGTCCCTGGGTTGAACCCGATCATCATCGTGGACATGTTCTGGGCGAGGGAGTTGACCCAGCGATCGAGGGCCCGCATGTTCGCCGGTTGCCATTGGCGGTTGCCAGCGGCGTCCTTCATCCAGGCATCGAGGGCGGAGTGGTATTCAGGGCCGTAGTATTCCTTGAACGCTTCCATGAACTTTTTATTGTAAACGATCTTGCTCACCTCCGTGATCGGTATCCTCATCGCGGCGTCGTTGAGGATTTGCTTTAGCTTGAACGCTGCGGACTCGAACGAGAGGTCAAGGGGGTACCGCGCCCCGGTGCGGGTCTTGGTATAGCCAGAGGCGGGTGAGGGTTTCCAAAACCCACTGTCCCCCATCATGTCGTCGACCGTCATCTTCGACGAGTGGCGAAGAGGGTCCGCGATCAGTGGGTGGTACCATTCATCCGCATCGCCCCAGGGGGTTCGGACTTTGTAAAGTTCGATCCTTGCAGGTGCGACCCCAGCGGTGTGGACGTAGGCATGCTCGGCTAGGGTAAAGGCATCGCTGTAAACCTTCCCCATCCGTTGCGCCCGCTTGAGGTCTTCAGGCCCCATCCCTGCGGTGTTCTGTAGCCAGTGCCATACCATCTGCTCGCCGACATCCTGATCCTTGGAAATGTTCCAACCGTCGATGAGCTTGCGGCGCTGGAGGGCATTGCCCATATTCTGGAGGACCGCATAGGCATGCCCCTTGGTCATGTCGATGAACCGGCCGTCGTCGGTGCGGAAGAGGGTATTGGTGAGCTTCTTGTTAAAGTCAGGGAACGGGCCGAGGTCTTTCCACTTCGCCGCGAAGTCCCTGTTCAGTTGGCGAAGGTAGTTCTGCCCTTCAGTAATCGGGCGCATGATTAGTTGATTGAATGGGCCCTGACGATTACCAAGGTCGAGCCGGTTGAGCCAAGTCTCGGTATTCAACAAGAGCGAGCCGATGGTCCTGAACTTACTCTCCTCATGCGCCCCCTGAACCGCGGGCTTATTATCCACCGCGGCCTTAAGGCGCTCGACCAGCCCTGAGACGACATTCGCCAGATCGATCTTATTCCCCTTCACCGTGTACTTGTTCGCCTCATGCCCGTAGTGGTTGATCGACTTGAGGGAGTCGTAGACCCCTTGGAACTCGGCGGTGCTGAGGCCCTCGAAATCCTTCCCTGGCCAGTTGGTAGAGAAGAGTTCAGGGAGGACGTTGAGGGTGTGGGTGACAGGGGGGTTGTCAGGATCGGTAGAGGCCGTTCCGTTCGCCCTATTCCTCGCCTCGACATACTCGCGTAGGTTCGCGTACCGCGACGACATTTCCTTCCTTCGCTCAAGGTCCTGCCGCGAGGTCTGTATCCCATCCGGGCCTAGAACTTGAAGAAGTATCTGATGCATCCACACCGCGTCCTCTTGCGGAACACCTGGGGGCTCCCTCCTCCCCCAGCGGGGCGCGTCAGTTTCCTTAAACCTCTTAAGCCCCTTCTCAAACTTAAGAGCAAGGTTAGCATAGATCGCGGCATTCGCCTGCTCTTGCTTGGCCTTAAGGGCGGCACGATAGTCACCTTTGAGCAGGGCGTCCTGAACGGCTTGACCGGCCCGGCCGGAGGAGGCCTCGAAGGCTTTGGACGAGATAGCCCGTAATGGCGAGGCATTGAACACCTGCCTTGCTCCTTTCAGGAGGTCCTCTTTGGTGATAGGGAGTTCGGACTTTGCCAACGACGCGAGGTGGATGGTCTCGTCAGCGAGGATGTCGATCTGCGATGGCGAGAAGACATGCTCCTTGGCTTCGCGGAGGATATTCTCTTCGAGGTCCCCATACCGCCGTTGCATCTCATGCTCGGTGGCGACGCTCACCATCTTCGATATGTGCGCCTGCGGCGTTAGCCCCTCCAGATCGCGTTCCGCCTTTAGCTGCCCTAGGGCCTGAACTAAGGAGTCCCCAGACTGGTAGCCAAAGAGTCTAGCCATATCATCAGGGTTAGCGCCACCGCTAGCGTAATAGTCAGGAGATAGGCTTCGAATCTGCTCATCGGTTAAGGCTCCTTTATCGAGTTTGAAAGCCCCAGCCTTACGGCCCTCGAGAATGCCCTCACGGAGGTAGCGGTCGGCGGCGATCACTGGACGGCGATAGACGCCTTCGCGGACCTCGGACCGAACGGTCTTCTGGTTCTCTTTCCACTCCGCGGTCTGCCGCTTGCGCTCATCTTCGAGCGCCTTGCTCTCAACGTGCTTGGCCTCAACCTCTTGCTGCCTCTCGATCAGGCCCATGTACTTGCGTAGGTCGTCGGCCTTGAGCCCGACGGTAGCGGGGGTCTTGAAGGCCTTACGATCTTCGATAGGCTCGGCCCCTAAGGCCTCCCCTCCTCGCCTCGTTACCTTGTTAGCTTCCTCGAACGCCTCACCGATCCGCATCATCCCGTCAAGGACAGTAGGAGGAACCTTCACCCCCGTTAGGCGCTGGACTAAGTTAGCAACAATCTGCTTCACCGCGTCCCAGACCGAGGACGATTTCGCGTTCAGCCCAAGGCGCCCAGCGAGTTCGTTTGATAGCGGGGTGGTAGCGAGGACTTCCTGGAACCGTGGGTTGGAGAAAGTCTCAGCAACGAACTCGTCTTCGTTCTTGAAAGCGTACTTATGAACCTCACGATCCTCAAAGGCGTTCTTGCTAAGCCACTTATCAGCCTCGCCCATTAAGCTCCCAACCATCTGCTTGATGGCGGGGAACTCCCTCATCTCGTTATAGGTCGCGGCGTGGGCGACTTCGTGGATCAGGATATGGGTCGCGACATCATGCCCAAGCATCCCACTCGCAGCATCTTCGCGCATTATTATCGCGTGCTGATCAGGGTAGTAAAACCCTGGAGTGTTCGGCCGGACTCTAACGTTCTTATTAAGCTCCTTCATCAAGTTGTTAGGGGCAACCCAGATCGGGGTATCACCAGCGAGCTTATCAAGGCGATTGTGAAAGAACTCTGCAAGGGCGCGGGGGACGCCGGTTAGCTGGTCCTTATCAACAAGGGCCATCCCTTCTCGAGCGGGAAAGGTTTTGACGATACGGTCGCCGCTATCGGTGGTAAGGGTAGCGTCCTTAGCCGTCTCCGGGATCAACGACTGGGGCTGCTCTCGGAAGATCGGGTTCAGGCCCGCGGCGTCTCGGATGGAGGCCATAGCAGCGACGTGAGGACCTTGGTTTATTGCCACACGCGTACGGGTTTGTTCTACACCAGCCGCTCCCCTCGCTCCAGTATCTCTATAGGCTGTGATGGACCTGGCTTCAGGAAACTGCCGAGCCAATTCGTCCCGCACTGCTTTGACACCTGCAATGCCCAAGGACCCACGGCCTTCTTCACTACCCATATAATCGACGTGAAGCTCCTTGCCACGATCGGTTACTTGAATAGTTCCAGCGGCGTTGCCAGAGTCGTTGATGTTGAACACATGCTCGTTTGGGCCTTGATGCTCACCAACCCAAGTACCTTTCTCGAGAGTGATTGCGGGCTCTTCCTCTTCCTTCGGCTCCGCCGCCTTCCTCTCCGCTGCAAGCTCCCCCTCCGCCTGCGTCACGCCCCCTGGCATAGCCGCGAACTTCTCTAGGAACTTCGCCTCCTCAGGGTTCTTATTCTGGAACAGAAACCAATCCGCGAGGGGGACCTGGACGTGGCCACCATGCCGCTCGGCTAACTGTAGCTCCTGCTCGAAGCCAGGGATATCCCCAAAGCGATCATCACCGGGGGTGGGGATATCTTCGCCGTAGAGGGATCGGACCGCGTCGGCTTGGAGTTCGATGTGCCCAGGATTATGCGCGTTGACAAAGGCCTTGAACGACTCCGGGTCCCGCTCAATAGTGTTGGTGGCGTTAGCAGCCTGCCCTTGCTCCTTGAGGGATTTGATAAATTCCTTCTGCTCGTCCTGCCTTACATCGTCGATGATCTTACTCACCCCAGGCGGTGGGACTTCCCCAGCCTTGAGATAAGGCGCGACCTTCTGTATCTCCTCGTGGAGCTTCGCTAACTCCCCTTGCCCTTGAATCAACGCCGCCCCATGCTCCATCAGCAAGGGGTTGATCGAGGCCATCGCGCCAGGATCGGAGATCGCTTGGAGGAAGTTCTCAACCGAGTCGGACCCTGACTTGCCGGTTATGGTTTCGTACGATCGCCGGATGGATTGGATAACCGCGTTGATTATGCCACCAGGGGCGCGAAAGGCGAGGTCCAAGGGGGCCCCAGCTATCGTCCCTAGGGCCATCAGGGCCCCCAACCCCGGATGAGCCTGGGCCTCTTCTAAGCTCCTTGGTGCATTGCCGAATAGGCCAGGTGGGCCGTACCCTTCTCCAAAGTCCTTGGCCGCTTGCACTACGCTGGTCCCCAACCTTCCCGCCGGGGTGGCTTGGAGAGCCTGCGAGAACGCGTCCAGTTGCCCCCAGTCGTCGTTGGAAATCTTCGACCCGAGAGGGTGGGTTTGGATATAGTCCCGGATGAAGGGGTTATTGTCGAGGATTTGGGAAGTCAGCGCCGCCTTGTGTTGCTGCTCAAAGCTCTCAAGGTTCCCATAGACAAGCCCGGGTCCAGCGCCAGTGGCCTCAGCCAACTGCTGGGCCCGAGCGGCGTCATCGGGGTTCGCCTCAAGGTCATTGATCGCCCCAACCGTCGCCCTACGGCGCTGGTTCAGGACATAGGCGGCGGGGTTTAGATTGAGGACGTTATCCTCATCAAGCCCACCGTCGTACTCTTGGTCAAGGTCCTGTTGCGCCATCGCCCTTAGCTTTCTTGTAGAACTGATCCCATTGCTTCCGGACTATGTACATCCGGATTTCGCTATCACTCGGCTGGTAGCCAGAGCGGGCGTCAGGTCGGGTGGCCTCCTCCTGCTGCAACGCCGACCGGGCCTCGTTCATCACCGGCTCAGGGATCGTTCTTTCGAACTCTGGCTCGTCACGGTTCCCCATTAGCCCATGGAACCAGGTCCCTTCGGAGGTGGAGTGGGTCGCGAGCAGGGGCTTGGCGATCTTCTCGTCGAACTCCTGCGGGGTGGGGAAGTGCTTATTCGTTTCTTGAAAGGACTCAAGCGCCTGGGCCAGGGAGCCGACGTACATGTTGTAGTTCTTAACCCGGTCGCTGGTTGGGTCCTCAGTCCGCGAAGGGGCAAAGCGAACGCCGAGTTCACCGAGTTCCTGACCGTGGGTGGTCTTCATCCATTGAAGCGCGCGGGTGACCTGGGGATTGGCCTGAGGGTTCGCGACTAGCTGCTTGCGGACGTTAAGCAAGTCCCCCCGCTGCTCACGGGTCAGGTGGAGATCGGGGTCGTATAGGTCGGTGTCGAGGAACCTATCTGGGTTATGCCGCGCGGCTCCGTAGAGGGCCTGCCAGTTGTTGTACCCAACATCTGCATCATGCTTGGCCCAATGCTGAGCGAGCATCTCAGGGATTTTGTCCTGGGCCGCAGAGGGGAGGGCCTTGATAGCCATGCCGACTTGTGGATCAGCGAGGAGCTCCTGGCTCGTATGGAATTTATCCGAATGGATCGCGTCCATCAGGGTTCCCATATTCGTGCGGTTCTGGTCCGTCGTGATCGACTTGTCATAGATGGACTTCGACCGGATCGCCGTCCGAAGGTCCTTCTCGAAGAGCGGATCGTTGAGGGTGACCTTCGGGTCTTGGGAGACCTTATGGGCCTCGGCGTCCATATCCGCAAGGGACTTCCCACCAGGGCCGAAGATCGCGGTGGCTTGGTTCTGAACGCCGACCGCGCGGTTGTGGAGATAGATATTATCCAGCGCCCGATCGGCAGAGGCTTGATCGATTTCGTTATTCTTGATCGCCGCTTGGAGAGTGCCATAGGCCTTGATCGGGTCCTGCATCGCCTGCTGGTTGATCTGGCCAAGGCGATTGGCGCTTTGCTGTTTTAGGACGAAGGCCTGCCGTTCAGGCTCACTCCATCCCCTGGCCTGAGCGATGGTATGAGACCCCTCCTCAATGGTGGTGTTCTTGGCCGAGCGTTCGGACTCGCTAAAGGGATTGACGTAGGCCTTGGTGGTGTTGTCGATCTGAGCCTGAGCGGTGCCAACGACGTAGTTCTTAAACTGCTCACCCGCGTGCGCGGCAGAAGAGAAGGTGATCCGGTTCTGAAAGCTCGCGGCCTCTTGGTCAAAATACTTTTGGGCCATCGGGGACGAAAGGGTCCCACGCATATCAGTGCGAAGGTCCCCGATCGCTTTTAGGTGCCCAGGTAACGCGTTCTTCGCATCGACCCCTTCAAGGGAGTCGAAGTCCGCCTGTCGCTGGGCGGCCTGGGTGGTGAAGTCGACGACCTTGTTCCTGGCCTCGGTCTCATTCGCAAGGTCTTGAAGCGCGATCGCGCGGGTGAAGAGTTCGTCACCGACCTTTTCACCGGTGGTGCCTAGGTGCTGGAGCGCGGCCCCTACGTTCTCGCCAAAGGCAGCGCCGGGGGTCTGGACGCTGATCTGCTCCCCAGGCGACTGGGGCTGAATGTCAGGGACTGGGTTGTATGGAACGCGGGGCATGGCTATGAAGTCCCAAAGCTCTGGCCGTACTGCATCCACTTACTCGCAACATTCCCGGCGCCGCCAACGATGGAGCTCACGGCGCCGATCTCGCCAGCCTCCTGAGAGGTGGCAGCGGCCACATCGTAGGCCCCAGCCTGGGCGACATCCTCGGCCCCTTTCACCTCGAAGCCGTAGGCCCGCTTCGCTGCGTTGGCCCGGATCATGGCCTCGTTCTGTTGGCCTACAGCCGTCTCGCTCGCCACTACCCTCGCCGCAGACCCGGTGTTGACGTCTATATTCCCCGCTCCTATCCCCGCGCGCGTGGACCCGATCTGCTGACGGGTCTTGATCCCCGCCGTCGCCGCCTCAGACTCCCCCGCAGCCGTCGCGTACTGCGCATCCTGCTTCGCGACGGTGGCATTGACCTGTGCCACCCCCGCTTGATACTTGTACATGTTCGATTGGGCTTGGCCCTGAAACAGGCTCCCAAACGCGCCAAGCCCCGCGCCCGCAGCGGAGGTCCCTATCCCGGCAAGGGCTACTGGGCTAGCCATTCAATCGTCTCCTGATAGTGAATGGAAGCCATCTCCCATCGGGGTCGCCGAAGGCCCCTCCTAGCCACTTGATCCAGCGGATGGCCTTGCGGTCGTCGATGGCGGTGTTGCCGATGATCGTAGGCCAATGCTCCAGGGCTTCTTTGATAAATAGCTGTGAGTGACGAACAAACAGAAACTTATGCTCCGCGGCGATGTCGGTGGTGAGTAGCCAGAGATAGGCGGTGGTCGAGAGGACCGTTGGTTGGATAAACCCCCACACGCAGGCGGGTTCGCCATCAACCAGCCCATAGTAAATCTCCGTACTCCTATACATCCACTCATTCATCACCGACCAAGCCTCAGGCACATCGGCGACGGGGCTCCGTGCGAGGATCGATCGCATATCTTGCCCACGGTTCTGAACGATGTTGATCATTTGGTATCGCCCATTGCTATCTCTGGCATGGCCCCCAGGACCGTGGCGGGGTAAGGAAGGTTCTGCTGGATGCAATAGTTCCCCGCCTCGTCCCATGCTTGGTCGATGATCGTCCGCCCATCCCCGCTCACCAACCCAGTGACCTTCGCTGGCCCGTTGGAGGTGGTAGGGACGTTGCCGAGGACGAAGTCCTTCATCGCGGTCAGGGTCTGGAAGGTCTTACCAATGCTCAGACCTAAAGTATCCGCGACTCGTAAAGTTATACCAGTAATCTTCTTCCTCTTCCCCTGCACCGTCGGCTCGCCTAGATCGAGCGGTAGCGTCTGCAATTGTGGTAAGTACGCAAGCCCCAGGGTGACCTTCGAGGCGGGGGCGCCTAAAGTAACTAAGCCAGTCCCGGAGACGGCAGATGGTCCGACTGGGACACCGTCTGCCAGTCCAACTACAGACTGGCCTGCGAGCTGGGTTAGGCCAGTGACGGTTGTGGTTGGCATCCATAGAGTCCAGTCCGTTGTGTTAGGGATGGGCACGCCGGTATAGGGGTTGACGGCGGTGATGTTCTGGGTGATGGTACAGGCACAGACGCTTCCGGAGCTAACGATACCGATCGTGGCAATGCCGCCCCCGGTGCGGATTACGTCGCCGACGTTGCCGCTGTTCAGGCCGATGTTCGTGGAGAAGGTGAACAAGGCCGGGCCGGAAGCGGAGTCTACGGTTAGCGTAACGCCGTTGAAGCCGTTGTTCTGGGACAGCACGCCGGGGCTACCCGCGAAGACGGGGAGGGTTTGCAGACCGCAGTCCACCGACCAAGCATCCTCGTAGCCGTAAGGGAAGTAGCGATCGGCCATCCGTTCGACGTAGCCGACCTGTGGACCGAGGGTGGCGAAGGGGTTGGTGTAGGTGAAGGGGCCGAAGGTGTTCATTGTCACCGAGGGGAGGACTGGCTCGGTGATTAACGTAGCGAAGTATATCTCATCCATGTTACTATTCGGCCCACTAGGCCCGGCCGTAGTTGGGAAGTTAATTCCACCAACACCAGTGTTAGGGTTGGCAGCGGGGTTACCATTCCACGGCCCTCCAGCGACCGCCATCCAAACCAGCGCGTTTGTTGCATCCAATGCTACCCTAAGGATTTGTCCGTTGAAATTACCAAGCGAGAATTGAAGCACTGGATGGCCAGTAGAACCAACGAAGACTTCGCCATTACCAGCGGATATAACCACAGCGGTGCTCGCGCTAAGATCAATAACCGATATCTCATCCCCTGGTTGGTCGTAATCAGAACTAACTGCAAACTCAGCGTAGATTTGCCCGGAGCGATAGAAGGCTGTGGCGATCGTGAACCCCGTTGCGGGGGCTGTTAGCGTTGCGGTATGGGCGGCGTTGGTGAGGGTAAGGTTGACCGTCTCGACGATGTCCCAGGTGTTGTCTAGCTGAACATTTGGAAGATAAGTCTGCCGAAAGACGATGACGTAGACAGCGTCGACGATATTCCCATTCACATTCTCGATGACTGAGGCGACCGATTTGAACTGGCCGTTGGTGTCATGATGGGCCCAACCGATGAGCTCCTGCTCCTTAACGTACCCCAGCGACAGCATCTCCCCATCGTTCCGAACTGCCCAAAGGGTCTTGAAAGGCTCCTCGCTCCAAGCCCAATCGAGCATGTAATAGCCGAAGAAGAGATGGTTGGAGAAGACGGAGATGTCGGACCCGGTGAAGATTTGGGCGTAGAGATTGTAGGTCAGGTCGCGGACGTAGTTGCCCTTGTTGGTCCCGTAGAGGACATCCATGTTGATCTTGATCGGGCGGAGATCGTTGGCCCCGTTGAAGCCTTGGGGTTGGGCAGTTTGGTCTGATGGCGTGATGGGGGTTTGGGTCGAGATGCCCCCACCGCCGTTGATCAACCACGCGCCCTTGCCGGTGAAGGCGATGATCCCTGTCGGGACGGGGGTGAGGTTGCGGATGTCGTTGAGTTCCTCGGCGATGATTGTCCCGGCGATCGCGTCGTCGTCTTCGCTCGGGTTGGAGATGTTGAAGTTGTAGAAGGCCCCAGGTTGGGACATGTTGTAGGATTGGATGGCCTGCGGTTGCCCGGCGAACATCAAGCGCTCTTGGATGAACCCTGGGACGCCGGGGTTGCCTGAGGAGACCATGCCCAGCACCGCTGTGGCGGCTGCGGCTCCTGCGGAGAAAGCGACAGCCGGAACGGTGGTGTAGCCAGAGCCCCCTGAGATCATCCCTGCGGCGACGATGGCGAAGGTGACGTTCAAGACCAGCCCTGTCCCAGTCCCAGAGGTGCTTGCTTGGGAAAGGGTGCCGAATAAGCCGGTGAATGGGAACTGGAAAGCGTGTACCACGGTGTAGGTGGACACTGAGCCGCCACCGCCAACACCGGTGATCTGGATCACGCCTACGAGGTTGAAGTTGACGAAATCATTAACCGCATAGCCGTTACCGGCGGCGTTCACCGAACTGGTCAGGAGTTGGAAGATCGGGTACGCGGTCGCCTGCGCACCTGCGAGCGGCGCTGCGATTGTGAGGGTTGGGGCGGCGCCTGGCCCGTACGATCCGCCATTGGTGATGGTAAGGGAGGTCACCGGCGAGCCGAGGAAGGGGTTCTCTTCAATCGGTATAGACTGCGAGAAGTCTGGTGGGATGCCGGGTGGGGAATTGTTGAAGGATGTCCCAGTGCAGTTGCCGACGAAGCCGAAGGGCGAGCCATTCGGAACGGGGATGTTCGCGCTTGGGGAGGTGAAGTAGACGTTGTAGCTCGATGCCCCAGGTACTACATTCCAAGTTAGTTCTAAGTTTACCGACCCTGCAGCGAGTTCACCAGTGTTGGAGACGGTGGCGATTGCCGAGGCCGCGCTCTCTTGACCATTCGCATCTACCGCTGTAACGCACGCGGCGTAGAACCAGCCCGAGCCTGTGCCAAAGGCCGACATGGCGACGCCGGTTGGGGTCGCAATAGTCGGCCCGAACTGAATGCTGTTTATGGTCCAGTTCGTCGCAGCGGTTTCGGTCAGGACCTGAGCCGGGTAGTTAGGATGGCAGATGATAAGGGAGGTGACATTCTGGACGAACTTGAGCCCGGGGTTGCCGGTGAGGGGGTTGGGGAACAAGTCGCTGGCGAGGTAGGGGGAGGTGATAGTGTAAACGCGTTGGAGTTGGCCGCCTGAGGTCCAGGTCCCGGTGAAGGTAACGGGGTTGCCTTGGAGATCGACGACGGTCACTGCCGGGCCGAAGACAACGGAGACTTGGAAGTAGTTGCCATTGACGTTGGTCAACCCGCCCCAGCCGGTGGCGTAGACCCAATCCCCCGGGACCCAAGGGGGATCAGCGGTGAGATCAAAGAGATCGCCAGCAGCGCCACCGCCAGCAGCGAAGAAGGGGGCTTCAAGGACCGCCGCCCCGTTGGAGTAGAAGCGAATGTAGTTCTGGCCAAACTCGAGGACGTAGCTGAGGGTTGAAGAGGGTTGGAAGGGGATTAAGCGCGCGCCAGAGGTTTTGCATTGGGCAATGAACTTCGTCCCCTGGCGGGTGGAGGCGCCCCCGCCGGAGTAGTCGACGTAGAAGTTGCGGAGGAGCGCCGCGCCGGACTTATACTTCTGGATATCGACCCGCGAACGGAGCTTAGGGGCCCACTCGCCAGAGCCGAAGGAGGTTTGGATGGTGGGTTGTGCCATCTAGAATGCCGTGAGCAAGGGGCCCCAATTAAACCCGCCTATGGAAGAGGAGTATTCCCAATTCGGGCTGTAGCCCCCGCGTATGCGGAGGAAGTCCGGCATCACATCGTTAACAGTCAGCCCCTCATTCCCGTCCGCCTTTCGGGCCTCGATCACCACGCTATTCGCGAGGCCGATTTCCATGTTCGCCTTTTGCTTATCTCCATGGAGTTGGTACCCGACGTAGCCTGCGAGGCCGTGGCACCAAGCGGAGATGAAGAGGGGGTCCATCGTATTCGGGTCGGTGATCTGCTTGATGTAGGCCAGGGTTGCGAACTCTTGCCCGGTCCAGATCACGCGCTGGTCGCCCTGCGTTGCAGTGAAGGTGACGTTAAAAGCGGCCCCAGTGCCCTGGCCAGTGGTTGAGGCTTGTGGCATAGGCGAAGCCTGGACGGCGAAGTACTGACCTGAGAGCGGCTCCGTGTTCTCAGGTTGAGATTGGGCGAAGGTGTTGACCATAGTGAAGGTGAGGATAGCGCCACTTCCATCAACAGTAACCACTTGCGCAATAGCAGGGCCCCCGATTGGGGGAGTGTTGGTGGGGATGTTCCCAGGCGAGTATTGGCCAGGGGCGAGGTACACTAAATCCCCAGCGATATATCCAGTGCCTCCACTGCTAAGCGTCATCGACGAGACGGAGTAGAATTGGTCGATGCCTATCTTAAAGGGGGAAGGTGGGGAGCCCCAGTTGGTGGGGGCACCCATCCCCACCGACGTGACCGCCGTCGTGATAGGGATGCCTCCCGCAAAGCCAGTATTAAGCCAAGGCACAACCCAACAAGCGCGTAAGCAATCACCGGGGTATGCATATTCGTAGCTCCATGGTGGGGCCGGTTGGCCCTTGACCCAGGTCTGGGTGATCTGGGAAGTGTTCTCAGGCGTCCCCGGCGTCGAGGTGATATAGTTGAGGTTGTTGAAGTTGAACGCGCAGTCCCAGGGCGCCATCCGAAGGAGTTCGTCCCGAAGGGAGTTGATGACCAACTGCGTTTGGATCGCCTCGTTCGAGGTCTGGTTAGCGAACTCGCTGGCGGACATGTTCGTACGCGTGCCCGCCAGCTGTAGGGCGCGGTTGCCGATATCGACGAGCGCGACCATTATCTCTTGCCTTGAGTTCCGCAGTTACCGTGGTTGGTGCCGTGCAGGCCAGGGCTTTCTTGCATATGCGCGGTGGGGCCCTTCGGGGGATCGTAAGGAAGGGGCTTGCAGGTGACCTGGCCACTCCCAGACATCTTCGAGGCTTGAGGGTTGGGCGAGTCGGGGCCGTATTCGGAGAGGATGTCTCTAGGCATTGGTTGGCTCCCGGCGCTTGGTGGCCTCATCCTCTTTGAGGATGCTTTCTGACTTCGCATCCACCGCGGCCTTATCCGCAGCGGCTTTCTTTGCCTGCTCGTCGCGGGCCTTGGCATCCGCAGCGGCCTTCGCTTCAGCCTCTACGATCTTCTTCGCCTCAGCGTCGGCTTTGGCCTTAGCGGCGGCGGCTTCAGCGGCATCCTTCTTCAAGAGCTCGTCATGCTCCTTCTTTGCCTCGGCGTCTTTCGCTTCGAGCTCTCGCATCGCGAGCGCGCCGACTGATTTCAGCTTGGTTGGATGGCCTGCGGCCTCCTTCACGATCTCAAGAAGGACTCTGATCCGATCTACGTCTAATGCCATTAGTCATGTCTCCTTTGGCTTCCGCCGTGGTGGATGGTACGCCCCGCATCGCGGGGTGCTTCGAAGCCACGACCCTTGTGCAGGTCCTTGGCTGGGTTGGGTAGGACGCCTTTGATATCGGTGGCGTGGTTGCCCATCGCCATGCCGATCTGCGAAACGGCCTTCACGCTTATCGCATTGGCGATAGGCTCCCGTTTCTGCGCAGAGTGGGAGCTAGTTCCAGAGCCTTGCTTCATTTCTTCACCTCGTGGGTTGGTGGGGGGAGTTGCCGGGTGTGGTCCCAGCGGTTCTCAGGATCGGAAGCCATGTCGCGGCGGACTTTGTTAAACGCCCCGCCTTCGGCATTCTGCTCGGCCATTAGTTGCCGGAAGCGATCGTCGCAGCGTTCCATCTCACGGAGTTGGTGCGGAGGCACGGTATGGCCGAGTTCTTCATACATGTACTTGATATCATGGAGGTCGTGCATGTAGTTCATGAACCTCCGCATCTTTTCTGGGACTTCGCTCTCCGCATCGCGGATGTAGGTGACGATGGTCGTCATCATCTGACGCATCATGGAGAGTTCCCGCGCGATGCGGTTGAGCTCGTCCCTGTCTTCGGTCATTTCTTTTTCTTCCTCAAGATGCCGGTCTTGGCATCGGCTTTGTTGAACTCCTTAGCGACGGACATTGGCACACCGACCTTCTTTGCAAACTTTGCGCTGTGCGCGGCTCCAGCCATTAATCGTGCTTGTGGTGGTGTGGTGCTGGGCATGAGCGGCCTATGGGAAGTGGGTTGAGGCGAACTTAAGCTGGGCATCAGTGCCTGCGAAGGCAAAGTCGCAGGGGTAGTCATGGCCACAGCCAGGGGCGACTTGCAACGCGTCGTGGGTAACGCCAGCGTAGTCGAGGAGGTTGTAGAAGTCCGTCGCGACACCCTCTAACGAGTCAGCGCTGCCGATGAGAACATGGATCGGGAGGCCGTTGATGTTAGGGGCGTTGTAGGAGCCCGCGGCCCAGACGGTGTCGTTTTGCCAAGCCACCAAGCTGTTGTTGAAAAGGACAGATAGCTGAGTAGGCTCCGACGAGGTAGGGCTAACGCAGGGGCCGGAGGATGAGCAGAAGGGATAGTTCGGCGCTACGTCATCGCTGGCCGGGGCGCCGCAGTAGGCAGAGGAAAACATCTGGGGGTACTTCGTAGCGAACCGCATACAGGCCTGCCCACCCATCGAGAAGCCGAAGAGTGCCCGGCCGGTTTTATTGGCGATGGTGCTATAAGCCGCGTCGATCGCGGGGATGGCCTCGCTGATGAACATATTCTGCGGCGCCCAGGTGCCGTAGTTCGGCGATCCTGGCTGGGCGTTGCGGCTATCGCCGGAGAGGCCGTTGTTCACCTCGACGATGATCATTGGTTTGATCGTGCTGGCGAGGATGTCGGTCTGGGCGATCTGGAAAAGGTCGGGGGAGTTGAAGCCGACATAGCCGTTCTCGTTGCTACCCGAGCCGGGGAAGATATAAAGGACCGGGAACGGGCCCCCGGTTGGATAGCCCGGCGGGGTATAGATGACGTAGCCGACGTCCACGTTCAGCAGGTTGCTGTGGTAGGTGTGATGCGAGACGCCGGTATCGCCATTGCAGCAGCCACCAGGGGTGCTCCAAACGGTGCCATCGTAGGGGGCGATGGGCGTGGCGACGGTGTAGGTGAACGGAGTGGGGTTGGTCCAACTCTGAGCGTTGGTGATGGTAAGGGTCTTGGCGCCAGCGGTGGCGTTCTTGTAGGTGAAGGTGAAACTGGTAGTGCTGATGGTGGGGGTCACCGTAACGGTGCTGGTCCCAGGCGAGCCAACCGAGGGGGTGATGGTACCACCGGCGCCCCCATCGGCGATGGTGACAGTCTCCGACCCAGAGAAGACGCCGGTGTTGCGCTTCACGGTGAAGGGCAACGAAGGCGAGCTTGTCACATTCGCCATGTAAGGGGGTGGGGTAACTGTGTAAGTCACGGTGGAGGGGATGACCTCTACGATTAGTGGGTGCGCTCCGATTGTCGTGCTGATTGAGGCCACGCTCGATGAGGTGCTGATCGGGGCCGTCCCGGCCATAGGGTCGTAGACGTTGACGGTGTCTGCGGTAAGGCCAAAGGCAACGGTGATGGAGGAATTGGAAGGGGTGATCGGCGCGTGAGTGGAGTCGTTCCAGATCGCCGGCTCTTTCCAGATTAGGATTTCGAAGTTGCCATTGGTCTTCTCAAGCAGGGTAGAGAACCCACCACCAGCGCCAGGGGCGGGGAGGCCGCTGATGGAGTAGTTCAGTCTGGTAGGGGTGAACCCGGTTGCAGAGTCGGCGAGGATCGTCTGCATGTTGGCGATGACCGCGCCTGAGGTCTTGGCTGAGGTCTGGTCGCTTTGATAGAGGCCGTAGTTGTCGAAGCAGGAGTTGTCGCCGGTGGTCACATCGAAGATGGTGTAGGCGGTAGTGTATTGGACATTGGCACTGAACATATCAAGGTAATTGTTCAGCAGGAGGTTGGCCTGGGTAGTCATGTTGACAAGGCCGGTGGTGCCAGTGCCGGTGCACCAGCCAGTCTCAGTCACTACGTATGGCTTTCCAGGTAACGCCGCCGTGGCTGGGTTAAGGTAAGAGATTATCGAGCTACCAGCGTAGGTGGTTGGCTGTGCACCACCAGGAATTGGATAGAAGTGGAGGTTGTTGTAATCGGCGGTACCGGCGATGCTGGGGGGCTGAGGGCTCGCGCCTGAGACGAAGGAGGTGTAGTTGGCAACCTTCACACCAGATAGGTTCGCCTGCGTGGCGTTGTAGATTAGAACTTGCCAAGCGAGGCTGGATGCGGTGGAGGCCACGGTCGTGCCAGGGACTGCGCCCTGGGCTTGGAACTGGATAGTGTCGCCATTTGTGACAGTGACGCTGGCGCTCAAGGTTACGGTGGACGAGGTAGCAGAGACGATCGTGGTGTTGGCTGGGATCGCTGAGGGGTGGGTGGTGTCGGTGACGGTGATGCCTGAGCCGGCGGAGATCGTGCCACCGTTGGTGTAGGTGTAGCCAGCAACGGTGACGACTTCGGCTGGGGTTGAGGTAAAGTTCACCACCGAGCCAGTGCTACCGGTCGCGGTAGCGGTGTTGTTGTAACAGACAGGGAAGTTGTTGGTTTCATTCGGCCCTTCGTTGGCAACGAGTTGACCAGGGAAGGACCCGATGAAGGTGTTCTCAAAGGCAATGACGGTGGCGATGCTAGAAGGGTTGTTGGCGCAGCTAGTCAGAGGGAAGGAACTGAACCCGTTGGCCCAGAGGAAGTCAAAGCGGATGCCCTGCGCGGCGAGGGCATTGTAATTGCCTCCGCTATCGCCGGAGTTGGGCATTATCGTCCGCGCGATGGTCATCCCCATCGCTGCCATAGCCGCGCCGATTGTGCTTGCAGGGGTGCCTTGTGGGTCGACCACGCCGATGGTATTGGTGAAGGTCTTCGCCCGCTGCGCGAGGACGCCGCCAGATGCACCGCCTCCGGCGAAGCGACTACCGCTAGGCCAAGCGCCTAAGGAGACAGCGGCTAGGGCTAGGGCAATGCCAAGGCGGTGCATTAGTTCTGACTCCACTGCGTGCCGTTGTAAGTCACAGCGGTGCTTTGGTAATTGGTGCCAAGGGTTATCAACGAGACTCCGTCGATGGTGGTTGGGGAAATGGAAACGATGGTGATGCTATGGGTAGCGGCGTTACCACCGCAGTCTTTGATGAGGAAGGTCAGGCCGTTCGCACCAGCGGGGAGGTTCTCGGTAGCTGCGCCAGAGGTGTTGAGTGGGCAGACGAAGTAGTCGGTGGTGGCGGAGATGGAGTCGGTGGTGCTGACCGCGGTGCGGACGGGGACCTTTAACGCGCCGGTGAAGGTGCTTACGCCAGCAAGGGTGGTGTTGCTAAGGGTCGAGACATTGGAGAAGACCACGTTGCCAGTGCCGGTGGGGGTGCCGACTGGAACGCCTGCGATCTTAGCAACCGAGGCAGATGCCGCGCCTGGGCCGGTGGCAACGACATCGCCGAAGAGGGAGGTGATACCACTCCCACCGGCACCAGCGGCGCTTTCGATGTACGGGTACCAAGCATTGTTAGCCGCGTTGTATTGCATCGCGAGGGGGATGTTCGCGGTTAGGCTCGCTGGCGCTCCAACGACGGTACTGCCATCGGTGGTAGATACCGTTAGGTTGGTGATGGTTTGGGTAGAGGTGATGTGGCTGACGTAGCCATCGCTGGCAAAGACCGTCGCGGCGGGTGGGAGTTGCAAGGTCAGGGTGGAGAGGATGCCAGCGGGGGTTAGGATTTGGTTAGGCTGGCTCCCTGAGAGGACGACCGTGCCTCCGGTGGTAGGGGTGGAGACCACCGTTACTGGGATGTCTGAGTGGGCGTTTGGTAATATCCACCCTGGCTTATCCCCTGGCCAGAAGGTTGGAGAGCCGGTGGAGTTATAGAGGGTCGCGGCGTAGGCGTAGAATTGGAATGTGCTGGTGGGGGAACCGCTGTAAGCGGTGCAATGATCTTCGATCAGACCCCCTTCGGTGGTGTCGACGAAGAAGGTGAATACGGAACTGGCTTGGATCGTTACCGATGAGGCGAAGTTGACAATGAACGACCCAGCGCCAGCGGCGATGAAGGCTGCGCTGGTTCCGGTGTTGAGAGTGCCAGTGCCGTAGATGTTAAGCACAGCGAATGGGTTGATGGTCTGGACCATAACGCCGGAGGAGGTAACTGGGGCAAGGGCCCAACTACCGGTATGGCCGGATACGGAGGTTGCGTTGGATGGGAGGGTGGCGCCGAGGATGATGCTGCCGCCGTAGACGAGGATGTCGTTAACGGTCGATGAGGTCCCAAGCAGAACGTTGTTGATGGTAATTACCGGCGCGGTGGTTGCGCCTACGACAGGGAAGAAGGTGAGGTCGTTGATCCGAGTGGTGGTTGCACCAGCGCCGATGATATTAACATACTTCATCCCCACCCACGGGATTTGGGATGAAAGGGTGTAAGGGCCTGCGCCAACGAGGTGGATGTTTACGCTAAAGCCTAACCCATCGAGGGTGCCAGCGAGATGCTCGTAGGTGTATTGAAGATGCTGACAGGGCGAGCCGACTGAACAGGGGTTGCTGTCTGAGCCGGTGGAGGAGTTGACGTAGAAGTCAGTGTCAGCGGAAAGGATAGTTCGCTCAGTGGAGGAGGTGCAGGAGAATACCCCACTGGAGTTGACGGTGCAGCTACCGCTGGCGACTTCGAACAAGGGGGTGGTGCCAGCGCCTTGGTCGATGAGGATGCGACCGGCGGTGCCAGCGGCCGGGCCGCATTGCCAAGTGCCGGTGATACGGACTAGGAGGTCGTTGTCGGTCGAGCAGATTTCGTCGATGACCGCTGAGGGAGTGGTATCAGCGAGGAGGGTAC